ACGGTGAGTACGCAAGCGCACTCAAGACGGGGCTGGTGTTCCGCATCGTAGGCATCCCATTCCACCCGGCTACCTACCTGCTCTGCCGTCTGATCAACGACACGGGCAGGGTGCAGCAGCGCCTCGGGCCGGTGGAGGGTTTCGACCCGATCGTGTTCTGGGCCGGCGTGGTGCAGAGCGAAGCGTTCAACGAGACGTGCATCAATCTCGTGAAGGACGGCGAGAGCTAGCCATGGCGGCCGCGTGGGACTACGAGGTCGGATTCCAGTACTGGTTCAACGCGGGCCGTAAACGCACCTGGCAGGAGGTTGGCGACCAGTTCGGGATGCACAAGAACACGGTGCGCAAGCGTGCGGAGCGCGACGACTGGAAGGGCCGCGCGGAGAAGCTGACGGTCGAGGTCCAGGTGCGCACCGACCGTGAGGTTGCGAAGAGGGCGGCGACGAACAACGCGGAGCTCGTGCAGGTCGCCGACGCGATCCTCGGCACCTTCGCGCGCCGTCTTCTGCCGGTGATTCCCGACCCGAATAACCCTGGCGCGATGATCCCGAACCCTGACCGCCTGAAGCCGGGCGACGTGAGCGTCCGCGAGGCGATCGAGATAGGCAAGTTCAAGCTGCTCCTGACGGGCCAGGCGACGTCGCGCTCAGGCAACGAACCGCCGGAGGAGCGGGCGACGCTCGAGGACATCGAGGCGGAGCTTGCGCTGCTCGACGGTGAGGCGCTCACCGCGGAGGCGGACGCGCACGAGACGGCTGCGCTGCGGCAGCGCCCGATGCTCGCGCTACCTCCGGGCGAATGAGCGCCGAGGCAGACAAGCGGATTGACCTCGCGCGCCGTCGCGCACAGCTGCGCCGTGAGCGCGACAGAGCGATCGTGCAGTCCCGCAACGCGCACCTGCACCCGGAGTTCGGCATCGCCTTCATGCGGCGCTACCTCCCGCACTACATGAAGGACGACGTGACCGGCCACGCGATCCCACCGGCCGAGTGGCACGGCGAGTTCTTCCAGACCACGTTCGGCGCTCTCGGCACGGGGCAGGCGCACGCGCACCTCGCGCCTCGCGGCTTCGCCAAGTCGACGATCGGCGGCGTTGGCGTCTCGCTCGCCTCGCTCGGCCTGCAGCTGAAGAACTACATCTGGCTCATCCAGGACACGCAGCAGCAGGCGAAGCTGCAGATGGAAGCCGTGCTCTCCGAGACAGAGGACAACGAGCTCATCAAGCGCGACTTCCCGCACCTCGTACCGAAGCTCGGCAAGCACAACCGACCCGTGGCGAACAGAGATGACGACGTGGTGTTCGCCTCCGGGCAGCGCATCCAGGCGCTCGGCTCGGGCCAGAAGGTTCGTGGCCGTCGTAACCGTCAGCACCGTCCCGACCTGTGCATCGCCGACGACCTCGAGAACGACGAGCTCGTGATGACGAAGTACCAGCGTGACAAGCTCGAGTCCTGGTTCTTCTCGGCCGTGCTCCCGGCGATGGCGAAGAACGCCGACGTCGTCTACCTCGGCACCCTGCTCCACCACGACGCGCTGCTCGCCCGCATCCGCGCCAAGGCAGAGAAGGGCGAGGGCTGGCACTTCCACACGTACTACGCGATGCACACCTGGGGAGACTTCTCGACCTCGACGTGGCCGGAGTTTTGGGACGCGGCGCGGTTCGAGGAGGCGAGGCACCGGATGGGCCTGTCGGCGTTCGCCCGCGAGTACGGCCACCAGGTGATCGATGAGGAGCAGAAGCTCTTTCCGAAGAAGTACTACCGCTACGAGCAGGCCCCGAGCGGCGAGGGGGTGCGCACCCGGATCGCGGTCGACCCGGCCGCCTCGGAGAAGGACATCAACGACTACAGCGCGATCGCCGTCGTCTCGAAGCGGCGCGGGCAGCCGAAGATTTGGGTGCAGGACGTCTGGATGGGCCACGTGCGGATGAAGCGGCTCGTCCAGGTGATCGTCTCGCTGCACGCGCAGTACGGCGGCGTCGTCATCGCGGAGACGGTGCAGGCGCAGGAGTGGCTCAAGCAGGAGCTACAGGACTACGGTATCCCCGTCCGCGGCATCAAACCGACGAAGGACAAGTACACGCGCGCCGAAGGCCCGGCGATTCAGTACGAGAACGGCCTCGTCTACCACTCGCTGCACCTGAAGGACACGGAGTTCGAGGACCTGCTCGATCAGTTCCCGCACGGTGCACACGACGACCCCGTGGACGCCGTCGTCTACGGAATCAGCGAGCTTGGCGGCGAGTCGGCCGCCGGCGCCCTCCCGCTGACGCAGCACGAGCAGCCGGCGAAGCTGAAAGCCGTGCGCGACCCGCGCGGGGCGCCCGTCCTCGCCGCCACCGACGAGATCTACCACCCCGGCTTCATGTGGCGCGACGAGCTTCAGTCGATCGACCAGGGCAAGCCGATCCAGACGACGCCGATCGCCTGGTGGGACAAGGGGCTGCGCGCTGCGGTCATCGAGTTTGCCTTCAAGTGCCGCCACGACGGCGACGAGGTGACGGCGACGATTGCGGCGCTCGAGGTGCATCGCCTCGACACGATCTTCTCCCGAGAGAAATCCCCCGCGCTGGCTGTCGTGGCCGGAAACTAGGAGGCAGGGATGGCCACCGAGCGTCAGAGAAAAACCGCGGAGAGGCGGCGCCGGAACACCGGCGCGTCTCCTGGCGGCAGCACGCTCATCGCGGTCGACGAGGTGGCATCTCCGGCGGCCGAACCCCTCGGGCGCGTCACGCTGGAGAAGTCGGTCGACGGAAGCTCTGCGCAGGACGTGTATGCGGGCGAGGACGCTTGGTCGCCCATCTACGAGCTCGGCAACGCAATCGCACCGGTGCTCCCGCTGTCCCAGCTGCTCCTGCTCTCCGAGCAGAACCCGATCCACTCGGCCTGTTGCGAGGCAGTCGCCGCCGACTCGGTCGGGAAGGGCTGGAAGCTCAGCATCCGTCGCGGAGTCGCTGCAACGGACGTCAACGAGGAGACGGAGCGCGAGCAGACCGAAATGACCTTCGACTGGCTGGAGTCGATCACGCCGGCGGAGACATTCCAGGAGATCCTCGATCACGTCGCCTGGGAGTACCGGACGACGGGCTGGTCGCTGATCGAGGTTGCGCGCGAGGGCGGCAATCCGGCCGGCAACATCGCCTCGATCTTCCCGATGGCGTCGCACACGATGAGGGCGACGAAGAACAAGGATGTGTTCGTGCAGCAGCGCGGCCTGCACTCGGTGTTCTACGCGCGCTTCGGCTGCGGCTACCAGGTCAATGCGAAGACCGGCAAGAAGGACGGTGTCGATGGCACGAACGTCGCCAACGAGGTCATCGTCCTCAAGCGGTTCACGCCGCGCAGCCCGAGCTACGGCCTGCCGCGCTGGGTGTCGGCGATCCCGACGATCGCGGAGCTCACCGCGATCCGCGAGTACAACGTCTCCTGGTTCGCCTCGGGCGGCCAGATGGATCGCCACTTCCATGTGACGGCTGAGGACGCCGAAGCGGCGAAGACCGTCAGCGAGGCGCTGAAGAAGCAGGCCGAGGAAGCGCGAGGTCGCGGCCACACGACGCTCAACACCTACGGCACCTCGGACGTCGAGGTCGCCGTCGAGATGCTCACGGCGAAGGAGGGAGCGCGCGACGGGCAGTTCGGAAACCGGCGCGACGATCTCGCCAAGGAAGTCCTGATGGCCCACTCGGTGCCGCCGTACCGCATCGGCTGGGCGGAGATCGGCGCGCTGGGCGGGAGCGCGGCGAAGGAGATGCTGCGCGCGTACCGCTCCGGAGCAATCGACCCGACGCAGGAGTTGATCGAGGCGCGACTCAAGCGCAGTCTGTTCAACTCGAAGCTCGGTGGCCTCGAGCTTGGCCTGTTCGTGTTCACCCTCGTCGACATTGATTGGGAGCAGCTCGAGCAGGACATCAAGCTCGTAGCGATGGCGGTCGACAAGGGCGTCATCACCCCGAACGAGGGTCGCGCGCACCTTGGCTGGGAGCAGAGCGACGACGACGCCGCCGACAAGCTCTACTACATGGGCGTCCCCCTCGACACCCTCCCCGCAGCGGGCACTCAGGGCACGGGCGTCGACGGAACGGACGACCGCCAGATGCAGCAGGCCACGGACGAGCTCCGCAAAGCCTTCGTCGAGGTGGTGCGAGTGCGGAAGCAGCGTGTAGACGCTGAGGCGCTGTCCGAGGCTGAGGACGAGCGAGAGCGGCAACTACGGGAGGTGGCGTGATGTGTGAGCTTGGAAAGATCCGAAGGTCATGGGAGGTCGAGCAGGTCGGCGCCCTCAAGGTCGTGTTCGTCGGGTCGGCGATGCGCGTCGAGTACGCGCCGTGCGCGACGGCGAGCGCGAGCATCCCGGCGCAGGCGCCGACGCCCTACCTCGTTCCCGCGTAGGGGCGACGGTGGACGGTCGCCTACTCTCGATCGAACCGTCGGTCGGCTGGCGCGTCTGGGTCTGCGAGCTTCAGAACGGATCGCCGAAACTCGCCTCGATCTTCTACCCCGAGTACTGGAACTACGAGGTGCGCGCCCACGCGCGCTGCGGCGGCGGTCTCGTGCGCGAAGCGGAGCATCCCTCGCCGGATCCCGGTTGCGAGTGCGGCATCTGGGCAACCCACGAACTCGAGCACGCCCTCACGTACGCACCGAAGTGGCTGGGTAGTCCGAGCCTGATCCGCCGGCACACCACGTTCATCGTCGGGCGCGTGGAGCTCACCGGCCGCGTCGACGAGTACGAGCTCGGCTACCGCGGCGAGTACGCCTACCCGCTCGAACTATTCGTGCCGGAGTGCTTCGAGGTCGTGGACATCGCCCGCGAGCACGTCATCGGCGCGGCTGAGGCGGCGCGCAGGCTTGGCGACCTGTACGAGATCCCGGCCCGCGTCGGCAGCACGACCCCTCTCCTGGTGGCGGCATGATCCAGCCGGTCCCGGTCGGGTGGTGGCAGCAGTCGATCGTGCACGAGGCGCTGTGGGCGATCGAGCAGATTCGGATCGAGAAGCAGGTCTCGAAGCCGGAGCGCAAACCGCTGAAGGCTGCAACCAGGCGGATCCAGACGGCCCTGACGGCGCCGGTGATCGCGTTCGATTGGGCGAAGTGGGCGGTCGCTACTGCGGATGTCCCCATATATAAGGACACGTCCTTTTCAGACGGGCCTCCGGTGCCGCTGCAGATTCAGTACGAGTGGCAGAACCGGCTCCCCGGCGTCGTCGCTTCGATCTGGGCGGGGGCGGGCAAGCTGCGCACGAAGCAGCTCGGGCTGCCGTTCCCGAAGGAGGCGATGGATCAGGCGCTCGCGCTGACCTTCCAGGAGGTCGCCGGGATCTCCGAGACGATGGTGGCGATCCTGCAGCGCGCGATGGCGATCGCGCTCGAGAACCAGGTGGAGCAGTTCGAGTTCGCCCGCAACATCCGCCGCGAGTGGCGCGCGTTCGCCGGCGCGCGCGCAAACCTGATCGCCGTCACCGAGTGGAACCGTGCGGCGAGTGCTGCGACCTACTTCAGCTACAAGGCGCAGGGAGTCGAGACGCTGATGTGGTTCACCGTCGGCGACGAGCGCGTCTGCTCGACCTGCGAGGACAACGCGGGCGAGGGCGAGGTGCCGATCAACCAGGGCTTCTCCTCGGGCGACCTGTACCCCCCGGCGCACCCAGGGTGCCGCTGCAACGTCGCTGGCGGCTACGGCACGACGACGTGAAGAAAATCTCCCGCTCGCGGCATCCGGCGCGCGAGACTAGATCAACAGGCGATGGAGGCGGCATCATGAATCGGGCACGCGACTGGCTACTCGGCATCCGCAAGGACGTCGCAGCCGACGAAGGCGTTGGCGTGGCGGAGGCCACAGCCGCCGCCGTCACCGCGTACAAAGCGGCGCTGAACGAGGCGGGCGTCGACGCGAACGTCAACTTCTCCCTCTCGGTGGTGGGCGACTCGGACGGAGACGCCGACGCCGACGAGGCAGTCCTGTTCCTGATCTACGACTGCTACGCGGATTGGTACGTCCTCTCGCGCGGCGGCACCGCAGAGGTGGTCGCCTACTACTCGTACAACTACAACGCCGTCTGCTGCGAGGCGAGCCTCGGCGACACCGTCGACCTCGACCTGCTGAAGAACGCGGAGACGCGCGAGGCGCGCAGCGAGATCCTCAAGGGCTCCACGCGCCGCAAGAAGGCGCGCGAGGTCTACAAGGTCCTGAAGTCGTCGTCCGACGACCTGCGCTACACGCTGGGCGTCGCGTATCCGGCGGGCGAACTCGACAAGCATGGCGACTACGCGACCGCCGACGAGCTCGAGGGCGCGGCCTGGGCTTTCATGGCATCCGGCCAGATCGCCAAGGCGGCACCCGGCGTCGACCACGCAGTCGGCAGCGCCGGAGCGGGCGAAGTCGTCGAGAGCTACATCTACCGCGGCCCGGATTGGGAGATCGGCGATCAGGTCGTGAAGTGCGGCGACTGGATGCTCGGTGTCGTGTGGGACGACGACACCTGGACGTCGATCAAGAAGGGCGAGCGCAACGGCTACTCGATGCAGGGGACCGGAAAACGCAGGCCGGTCGTCGACGAGGAGATCGCGGCGTGACCACCCCGCTCGTGAAGTTGAGCGAGACGGAACCCGTCGAGTTCCGCTGTCCGGAGTGTTCCCGTCTGATCTGCAAGGCGCGCGCGATCGGCGAGGTCGAGATCGAGACGAAGTGCCCGCGCTGCTCCACCATCTCGTCGGCGTTGCTGCCGTCGATCACAACCTCGACCGCGTAGCGTTATGCCGGACGACGCCGTCAGTCTCGATGACTGGCGCGCCTCTGACCTCATAGGCGGCGACCCTGACTGTTGGGACGGCCTGGACCCCGGGGTGCGCTTCTGCGGCAACGACGTGAGCGCCGCCATCGTCTTCGGCTTCGCGGAGGGTGCAAGCGACGTGCTCGAAAGAAAGTTCCACACGTGACCCTGGCACCTGCATCGTAGGTGTCAACAGGAACGCCTGAACGCCAGCGCGGCACGATGCCGCCCGAGCGTCTGAGCGCCGAGACGCACGGACGCACGGAGGCATCACCATGAGCAAGCTCGAGGACCTGGACGTCGACCGCGTAGACGCGGTGGGCGATCCGGCCACAGGTCGCAGGTTCCTGATCCTCAAGTCCGAGGACGGCAACGCTGCGGAGAAGTTCGAGCAGGTCAAGACGATCGTGAAGGACGCGGGCACGGCACTCGTCGCGCTCGCCAAGTCGGAGATCGAGCTTCCCCTGGAGCTCGCGGCGCAGTTCACCGCGATCGCCAAGTCGCTCGAGCTCGGTGACGAAGTCGTGTTCAAGTCGGCCCCCGTGGTCGTCGAGGACGCAGCGGCGGACACCGGCTTCAAGTTCAGCTCGGCCGAAGAGGCTTCGGCCCTGATCGTGAAGTCCGTCACGGACGCTCTCCCGGTGGCGCTGAGGGCGCTGCTCGACGGTGAGCGGGCCACGATCGAGAAGGCGCGCGGCGCCGGGGCTCCTGCCTCCCGCCAGCCCAACGAACAGGACGAACTCGTCGAGAAGTCGGCGGCGTCCGCGTTCGGCAAGGGCATGTTCGCAGACATCCTCGCCTAGCAGCAGCTAGGCGCAGACAGACAGGCACGGAGGCAACCCATCATGCTCGCTGAGTGGCTCGAGAAGGCCACCTTCACGACCCCGGACATCACGCCGCCTGGAGCAGGCGGCAATCTTTCGCCGGTGCAGGTGCAGCAGTTCCTGCGCATGGCGATCGAGGCGTCCGTCCTCGTGGAGGCAGCCGACAACTTCGACTCGAACGCGACCAAGTTCGAGATCCCGCGCGTGAGCTTCAACTCGCGCATCCTGCGGGCCGGCAGCGAGGCGACCCGTCTGCAGGACGCGGACCGCACGAAGCCGACGACCGACCTGGTCAGCCTTTCGACCGCGCTCTTCAAGGGCGAGGTGCCGATCGGCGACGAGGTGTTCGAGGATCAGATCGAGAAGGAAGGTTTCGCGGACACGATCATGGCGCAGATCGCGCAGGCGCTCGGTCGTGACATCGAGGAGATCATCCTCAAGTCCGACGTCACCTCCGACACGGGGCTGTTCGCCAAGCTCCCGAACGGCGGGGCGATCTCGCAGCTGCTCAACAACGCCAACAGCCTGAAGGTCAACGCCGTCGCGGCGACGACCCACAAGCAGCTGTTCGGCGC